GAGTAATGTGAGTGAACGTGCAAATGAACAAAGTCAGACATTTTTAACTTTCTTATTGTAGGGTTATATTACCATTCAACTGCTGATGAAGATTCAGCAGAAGATGTTGCTCCAACTAATGCGTTATCTCCAGAAGTTCCAAAATAGAACGCCTCTTGTTCTGAATAAGGCACATCACGAACTGCTGTCTTTTCAAGATCAAACATTTCGTACTTATCAAAATCAATTGGATCAATACTTGCAGTTGGCAGTGGGATTGCTGAATAACTTGTATCAGTTGCACCCTTACCCGTACGCTTTACTTTCCAGATAGTATTTGTAATACTACCTGTTTCTCCAGCCCAAGCAATTACACTTTCTGTAACTGCTTTTGGACCAAGGCCTTGTGATAGGATGGCTACATATGGATCCTTAACACCATCATCTACAATGACGTTTGCATAAAAACGTTTCTTTCCGCCCCATTTAGCTTTTGGGTCACGACGATGTTGTTCACAACCAAAACAACGACCTTGGTCTTCAATAGAGCAAAGTGCTTTGCGTTGATATGACTCTGGATTTGTATGCTCAACTGCAATAAAAGCGGTTCCAGCTTTTTCAATATAATTTGGTGAATTAGGGTCAATCTCTTGCATAAAGCGAATCTTTACTGATTGACCATCGTTAATTTTTAACCAAGTTCCCTTTTGACCTTCTCCAGAATACTCAGCTTTTTCCATTTGTTGATTTAGTGCATTTAGGCCTCTTACTATGCCCATATCTATCTCCTTAGTGTAATGGACTCTATGTTGTCCTGTTTCTTTATTATATCACATGGTTGCATACTCAAAATGCGGAATTGCATTTTTTACACAAATTTTTATTTCTTCATCTGTGAGATCTCCCACATCTTTTGCTTGATGCGGATATACTATGTCATGACTATAACTAGCCCATAATACATTTTTGCTCTTTAATTTATTAGCTATAGTATTACCTAGTGCTCTGCCTGCACCGTCATTATCAATCATTAAAATTATTGTTGATGCATATTTATTTAAATGATTAAGGTTAGTATCAGATATGCTTCCACCTAAAGTTGCTACTGCATTTGGATAACCAGCTTGCCATAAACGAATAGCATCAAAACTAGATTCTACAACTATAATTGTGCCACCCTCACGTTTTGCTCTATGCAGATTAAACATAGTTTTATTACGTGGAAGATTAGGGCTATTTTTAAAAGATTTACCCTGTATTGAGCGACCAATTACACCAACTGCAATACCGTCTGGGGAATGTAGAGGTACTGTTACCATTCCTTGTTTTTGTGAATATCCAAGATTAAAATAATCAATAGCATCACTATTAATGTGTCTTTTAGCATAATAATCCCTTGCTTCTAAAGTTAGACCTCTGTGCAAATCTTCAAGAACTTTTGAAGAAAATTCTTCAAACTCTGGTTTGTCATCAAGTAATTCTTTAAGTTCTTCTTCAAGTTTTTGTGCATCAGTTAATTTATTAGAAGATATAAATCTCATAGCTTCAAAGTTATTTCTACTTGTTAATTTCATCACAAGATCTAAAACTGTACCCGATGCATTGCAGTACTGATTATAACAAACATACAAGCCTTTAGTATAACTTGCAGCAAATGCTGGAGAATCTGTGTTATGATGAAAAGGACATAGACAAAGAAAATCTGTTCCAGTTTGAGAAATAACCTCTACTCCACAAGAACGCAAAATAGAGCGGAGATCCGCTTTATTGTATGCATCTGACATATTTTATCCTTTAGGTATTAAACTCTGACCAGAGAATCCTTCATACATCAACGACTTAGCTTTTCCAAGATATATCCCGTACATTACTAAGTTGAAGGTGTAGTGATCTTTCTCCTGATTATATTTTACATTAAACTGTGGCTGCATGTCAAGGACGGGAATATAACCTTTGTCCCGCATTTGCTGAACCAAAAGCCTCTCATAATTCTCCCTTGAGCTTTGGAATTTAGAATCATCTTTGATGGTTCCGCTTATCCAAAAGTCATGTATCTTTCGTGGGTACATGATCACCAATCTTTCTCGATAATTATATCAAGATACAGATTGATTACATAGTTGGAACGTCGTATACTTCCTTGACAACTCCCCTATTAAGATCCCAATCAAGATACATTCCAAACTCTGTACCATGACGATTTTTTCTACTCACAATTTCCATTATATTAGAGTCTGGATTTTTATGAACCGCTATGGCCATGTCTGCATCATACTCAATGGCTTTTGACCAAGCGACTTGATTTAACATTGGTGGAGCATCATGGTCTGATGTTTCTTCAGCTGTTGCAGCAGTAATATCAATAATTGGAATATTGTTTCTCATGGCAAGCATTTTAAATTCACGAGAGATATTCATGTTACGTTCTGTTGGAGCTTTTGAATTATTTGAATCAACAAAAAGCTGATGATAATCAAGAATCACTAAATCTGGTTTATGTTGATCAATTTTAGCTTGAACTGTTGTGGGGGTAACTTGGCCAGAACCCTCGTTTGAAACAAGTATAAAGCCATTCTTATCAAGAAACTTTTTCTTGCCCCAATCATCAAATTGCTCAATGTTAATGTTTCCCCTTGAAAAATCTGAAGATTTAAAAAGACCCGAACCAAGCATAGTATATATACGATCACGCATATTCTCTGGAGTCATTTCAAGAGAAATAATCATGGGCTTAAAACCCTGCTCCCAAGCCTTACAAGCCAAATAAGAAGAGAACCAAGTCTTACCCTTACCTGGCCATCCAATCATGACTATAAGGTGCCCTGGAGCCATTCCTGTAGGGTATGCATAGTCAATTGCTTTAAATCCAGTCATAATTCCTGGGCTACCACCCATAGCATCAGACCTTGTTCTTACTGCTTCAAAATGTTTTTCAGCTAATTTATAATCAGTTAAATCAATATCTCTTACATTTGCAGTAAGTCTACCCAGACTGGTAAGTTCTTTTTGCATCTCGCTAATTACTCTTGCAGAAGCTTCAGTTTTTAGACTAGCACCTGATGTTAGCAATAGGTTTCTAATTCTTCCAGAAAGGTATTCATTCTTTAGCTGGTCTAAATAATATGCTGTCTCGCCCTTTACCTTAACAGGCTCAAAGTCTTTAAACCTTTCAGTAAGAACAGAAATATCTGGAACAGCTTTAAACTTTAAATAATAAGATTTTAAGCCTTCCCATACATCTCTGTGGGAAGTAAATACCTCATCAATATTATCAGCAAGAACTGTAGAGATATCTTTGTTCTCACATACCGCTGTAATTACTGCTGATTCAGTGTTCATTATCTCTTTCTTTAACCATTAGTTCAGTTTGCTTCATTATTAATTCACGACGAACTTTATCTTTTTCTAATTCTACCAATGAGGCATCAATCTTGTCAAAATTATAAAAAAACCACGTAAGATTATGATCTGTTTTATTCAGTTTAAAATACTGTTCCAAAAGCTTTTTTGCACGATCATATCCAACACTGTCAACAACATCTTTCATTGCCCACTTTTCACGATATTTATTTACAATAGGAACTTTTTTATATTTTTCTTTATAAAGAATACAAAAAAATCCAACTAGTCCGTAAGCTTCTTTTGCCTCATCTTTTGTCATTTCTTTGCCTTGCCCGTATTCAACTCTGCTTCAATTTCATTTACTTTTTCCATTAACTTTCCTTCAACAAAAGCGTATACCCTATTTGTAGCTTCATCAATAGTTTCACCATCCCGCTTAAAATCTTCAATGCCTATACCGACCTTTAAACTCTCATAGTTTCCTAGGTTGCGTGTAAACTGCAAATCTACTTTAATATTAGTCTGATTCATCCCTGATCTCTTCTCTTCCCGCTAATGTGAAGCCTGGCTTAAACTTTTTAATATCTTTATCAGATAAATGTTGATACAAAATCATCAATCTGTCTGATATACCTATCATAGCATCTAAGTCATCTTTTTGTACAGCCATCTCCATGGCATATTCTAAAACTTTTAATGATTGATCCATTACATGCTTAGCTTCTTTGTTTAACTTACCGTCTACCATTCAGGCTGCTTCCAAACTGGGACAAAATCCCCATCGTTGTTTTTAATATATAAAATATTTTCTTGTTTCATTATAGCTTCTAGCTCCGCCCTACTGGGCATGTTACCTGGAGTTACAGCCCCGTCTAACCGTGGTCTTCCTCTGTGAACAGTTTTAAAAAAATCATGCATATCCCTAATATCGTCTTCACTCCAAAAATATTTTCCTGGAGTTTTATTTCCATTTAAAGAATATGACCTTTGCGGAAACTTTAAGTTACCACGCCTTAAATGCATGTTAATGGTGTCCTCATGTTTTCCAATAATTTTTACAACTTGTGATATTGGATAAGCATGTTGCTTATTTTTATTAACATCTGTTAAATTATAAGCAACACGCTTTCCTTCTTGATAATTCCAAGCAATCAACAAGTCTTCGGCACGAGATCTCCTAATAACCTTATGAAGAAATCCGTTTAGATAGAAATACCGTAACCGTGGTGCGTTATTTCTTCCCTTTTTGCGAGCCATGTTCCGAACCTATTGTCTCTCTTAATCATCCATCTTTTACCACATAGAATGCAAAAAAGCTCAACACGTAAGTTTTGAGAGTAAACTCTATCTACGAATACCCGCCCTTTACATTTTTTACATTTCATCATTATTAAATTTTATCTTTAATTTAACCCGCTGTATATGGCGATGATGGTGATGCTGCATATGGTGATGCTTTTGAAGCAATAACTTTATTTGCATCATTTACTACCGCTGCAACAACATTGGTTAACACTGCTGCTTCTGGTTCAGAAAGATGTTCTTGCTTGGTTAACTTTGCAACCAAACCACGTGGATTGATTTTAGCTAGTACGGGGCCAATGACACCATAAGCTGCTGCAAATGCAACATGCTTTAAGTTATGATTAGCTGCTCCACCACGTTGCCACAGAATTACTGCAGCACCGATTGTTGTATAAACATAATGCTCAACCAGAGTCTTCTCTGAGTTTGTGATCTTCATTTTGTCTCCTTATAGACTAAATAGTTTTCCATCAACTACACAAGTATAGTTGGGGGAAATTTCCACAATCTGTACATGAGGATGTTGACCATTCTCAATATGTGCGATTGCGAAACCTTTTTGCCAGTTGTGGTTTTGAGTGTATTTCATACCATCACTCTTTTCATCACACATATGTCCAATTTCATATCCACGTATTGTTCTTCCGCCCGTTGCAACTGGCAGCTCGTATGTCTGAAAATGTGAGGCAATTCTGTGTGAGTGACCTCTGATTAAAGAAATTTGTAAATCGTCAATGTCTTTTCTTACTGCACCCGTGTCTGCAATTGAAAGTCCATGATGCACATGTATGTCCCCAAAACGTTGTTTAGGCAATTCATTATAATAAATATATTCGTATCCGAGAGAGTCCAGGGACCATAGTGCTTCTGGTGTTACTTCATTTGCATACTCAGGAAGTTTTTTATCAACATAATCAAAAATTCTAATGTCGTGGTTTCCAAGTGCTGAAAATAGCTGGGCATTAGGAAGCATCTCTCTTGTCTTAGCATAAAAATCTCTTGCACCTTTTGCTTCGTGTCGCATCATAGGAACAATTAAATCTTTACTATCATCCTTATGCAACTTTAAAAACTCTGCAGATCGTCCTTCTGTATACTTGCTATAACAAGCTTGATCGTCTGTGTCTCCAAGATAGTCAACAACATCTGGTTTAAAAGCTTTTATAACCTTAAACCATAATTCAATGGCCTTGTCATCTTGATATGGAAATTGCTGATCAGATGACAGCATCCATTTTAAGTCGTTACTCATATAATCCTTTGTCTAGGTTTAGTTCATTGTACTACTATGTCTTGTTTTTTGTCAAGCTGCGTGAGCTTTATTATGTTCTAATCTTGAACATAAAAATAGATTAATTAATCTATTATCAGTTTTATCATGATTGATGTGGTGAATAGTTTCCCAGCCATCAATGACTCTGCCTATTTCTTTTTCTATAACAAGTCGGTGTTCATAATACCAACCTCTAAAACTTTTTGGATGTTCGGGTACTTTTATAAGCACATAGCCTTCCCGACTAATCTTCCTATCACGCTTTGTCCAAAACCTGATAGGCTGATACATTTTATAGTTTTTCTCCTTCTGGGTGAACAAAAATTTCTTTTTGCCCCACCTTAATGATTTCACTATCAAGCCATTCTAATACATCTGGATCAATTATATGACGACGCTTTGAATCGCTTACAAGATATATTCTACCATCAGAGATATCATGGATCAAAGTTCCATCACGAAAACCTAAAACTCCAGCCGAAGAATAATTTATAAGCATTGCTTCAGAAGTTTCTACAATTGGTAAGGACCATGTTGACATTGCTTTATCAGAAACAAATTTAAATCGTTTATTGCCTTTTATATAAAAATATCCTTTTTCAGTATGGGCAATAAGACCACTGGGCACTATTGGATTATAATTCTTTTTTACTTTATTTTTTTCTTTAAAAATTTTAATTACGTGCCTCCTTTTACTTTTTAGTATAACATACATAAATGTTTTTTGTCAAAAATTTATAGTCTTTTCTGATGATCTTTATATTTTTCTCCAAAAGCATGTATTCCATTAAAATATTTTCTTCCTGCTTGATGAAGCTTTTCTTTATCTGGGCCAAGCCTCTGTCTTCCAAACTCAAATTGATCTTGATATTCTTTGGTTAAAGTTGCCTCACTAAATATTTCTTTACCGTCAACTAAACTAAACTTATCAACAAAATATCTAGGTATGGGAATAAAAGCTGCAATAATATCCCCCTTTTTTATAAAAGTTTCAACATTAGGTTCTATTACTTTAAGATTAAATGAAAAATCTCTTCTTAAATTATCAGATTCAATTACAGCAGTCATTACACCAATATTTTTAATAAAATGATTAGGCGGCTGTATAGTCATCAGATTAATTCCTGGAGGAGTTCTCATGGTAAATCTATTTTGAAAAGTAACAACACCTGTTCCAAAATTTGAAATTACAAATTGATTTTTAGAACTTTCTCCAATTATATTAACTTTTAATGCTTCAGGAGACTCAGATCCATCCCAAATTAAAGAAACATCGTATAAACTTTTTATTCCAAAGCCGTATTGATTTCCTATAAGAATTGGCAAACAATAATAAAAATGAGATGTAAACCAATCTCGTTTTGGATAATCTTTAAAATTTAAAGTTATATCTTTATATTGCGTATTTACATCAGCAGAATGAGATATTATTGCTATAGTATTTTCTGGTACTAAATTTTCTTCTTCATTAATATATTTATCATTTATCATTTAATACTTTTTCATATTTTTTATCTGTAGTCCAAAATGAAGCTATTGTGTATCTTGTTCCATTAAAAACTTTAGTAATACCGTGATTATAATCTTGATTTCCAGGGTGTATTACGAGCATTCCTGGTTCTAAATCAGCCTCATAATAAAATTTTGGGTAATATGTTTTTCCTCCAACAAAATCACTATTTAAATAAATAATTGCTCCCCACTCACGATGATTGAACCATTCTCTTTCTGGCCCATGATCACTCATATCATCGCAATGAGGCGGCTGATCTATTCCTTCTGGCCATTTTACAAAATTTATTAAATCTGGAACAGCATCTTTATTATAAAACATTTTAATTTTTTCTGCAATTCTATTTTTAATGTCCACCAAAAGATTATATATATCTTCCCTGTTATCTTCAATTATTCCTTCTGGGTACAAACATCTATCAGTCCAATAAGAATCTTCTAAAGACATCCATTTTGTGCTTGGCCTTAGATAATCATTAATTTTTTGTAATTCTTCTTTTGAAAGAAACCCTTTTTCCTGATATAACTCGTTCATAATTCCCCCTATTTATCTTATTTATTTATTTTACCACACTAATATACTTGAGTCCAAGAACCATTGTTATTTATATATATTGATTTTGCTGGCAACCAAGAGCCATTGTTATTTATATAAACAGTATTCATACTTACCCAGGAACCATTTATATTTATTTTAATAGAAGTAACTATATCTGGATAGCTTAAAGTTGCTGAATTACTGCCGTAGTTAGTTTCACTTACAGATACAGTTATTACTAAGGTACCTGTCTGCTGTATGTTGGAAACTTGAATCGGATAAATACTACCTGAAGGTGTCCCAAATGTGGCAGTTCCTACATTTGTTGTAACAGTATATGTTTGCTTACTATCATAATTTGTTATATTTACGCTAACTTTTCTACCATCTGGAGTTTGCTGCGGACTTGAAAATTGTGGTTTAGGTAAATTTGTATATCCAGTTTTTGTTGCAGTCCCCAATAACGTGGAGCCGCTATATACATTTATTGTAACGTCAGCTGATGATGGAGCAGTTAAATTAGATACAACAAAAGAGTTACTTGATAAATTTGTTGGCGTTATTACGCCACCATTATTTACTGTTGCAGTCCAAGTATAATTTGAATTAAAATTACTAACTGTACCACTAAACCCACTATCTGTTGAAGAAAAAGTTCCAAATGTTGGAATAAGTGTTGCATAACTTGTTAATGAATCTGAAGTTGCTAATGGGTAATATCCGTACGCACCGTTAGATTTTGTTCCACTAACACTTACTGTTGCACTTTGCCCCCCAGATAAACCAGATACTTTATAACCAAACTGATAATACCCCGATGCTCCAATTTGAGTTATGGTACCATTATTTGTATTTGCAGTATAT